GCACCGACGCTAGAGCCACAGGGCAAGGTTGTGATTAGGCTGACTGATACGACTTGGCTGTTTGGATACAACGGTCACGAGCCGGAGGAAACGACGGTAAAAGGAGCCGCGTTTCGGTTTGCGGGTAGCGAACGAGCGCAGTCACACCTCGACTCAATCGTCGGACTCAAACGCTGGGGTGATGCTAGGTTGGAGGTTGTGAGGTGACTCCCGCTCAGTTCTCCAAACTCTGCTACGAAATCGGCATCGACGACCTGCACCATCAGATTCTCGACGGGTGGCAACGGATGGCACTCGGTGCGCTAAAGGTTTTAGTGACGGCCAAGCGCGGGAAGTATCCGGATGACCCGGCGTTGGGACAGAACCTTGAGGTTCACCTGTTGCACGGATACCAGCATATGGATGAGGCCTACGAGTGCGCTACAGGCGACTTCGTTTGCGGTGTATGGAAAGACGACGACGGCCTGCCCCACATGGACCATTGCACTGCGCGAGTCGCGTTGGCGCACGCCAGGCTCGCGGTTGTGAGTGGAGACACGATGAGGACTGAACCGCCGACAGAACCGTCGGTTTTCGAGGATGGTGAGTAATATGAGCCTATCGAAACAACGCGCATTGATGGCGCTAAGGTCATTTAGAACATTAGCAGCGGCCGCTAGGTCGTGCTCAGTGTATCCATCCACATTGGTTCGCATGGCTGCAACTGACCCAGAAGTCTCAAAGGCTTATCAAGATTGCGTTGGTAGAAAAAACGCGGCGATCTCTAGAGAGCAAACGGACGCAGTTCGACGCGAGAAGAAAGCAGAACAGCGTCCGATTTCTGATTCAGCGGCGGAGAGGAATCAGCGTCGGCTTTTCTTTTTGTCAGGAAAAGACCCAGCGGTCGCGGTTGCTGCGCTTCACGGGAGATTGAACAGGGAGCGGCGTCAGGATAAGATGGCCGACCTTGAGGACGCGATAGAAAGCATTGAGGCCATTGTATCGAACCGACCGCTTTCAAAGCCTGTTAGGAAATCAGTAACCGACATTTGGGATAGGTGGTGCGGGAAATGTCAAGCGCACCGAGTTGATGACCCGTGCGAGGTTTGCAGCCGTCACACAATGATCGTGAAGGGCGACGGTTGCGCGACCACAAGGGAAACTAATGCTGGTTGAAATTATCAAGGCCCTCTTCACCATCTGTAGAGCGGTTAGATTGGGAAAAACATGAAACACTTAGTTATAATTAGTATAGTCCTGTTATCGGGTTGCGCAGCCATCGACGAAACCGCTAACCATGCGTTTCGTGATGTTGCATGCACAATTGAGAGCTGCTCGGATGATGAGGTTTGCGTAGCCCAGAAGTGCCACTGGAAATGCAAGACGGCCGAGGAATGTGACCCGGGAGAAGGGTGCTTGCCGACGGCTGAGGGGACGCTGATGTGCTTTGACCAGGTGAGTTACGACAAGCTTGTTCCGACGAAGTGAGTCATAAAATCGCCATAGAACTGTAAATGGTGCAAATGCCGAGGGTTAGAGCTGGAAAACTAGGAATGGCAAGTCTGCCTGATTCGGGTGGCCATGTTGAGATATCCGAGGCGAGAAGCCTAGTCATGACCCTTGTCGCAAAGGGGCACTGGTCAATCGAAATGGCGACCGATGTTGCTCGAAAGACCGGGTATTCTCGCCGCGAGATACGGCGTCTGGCATACGAATGCGCCTCAGACTGCCGCGCAACGCTCAACCCCCAGCGCATCTCTATGGACCTACTCGACGCGGTTGAGCGGCTCCAAAGGATAGGCAGGAAAGCTGAGCGCGCAGCTTCCACTGCCGCGGACGAACAGACGCAAATGGCTTGTCTAAACACGGCCGCAAATGCGTTTTCGAAGGCGGGCACTCTCAGCGCATCACTCATCAAAGGGGCTATGCTAGCGAACGCATTGGCGCCGGTAGATGAGGGGCAGCGGATGACAGAGGCCGAGATTCGTGCGGAGCTTGCTAGACGCGGGTGGAAACCACCCGACTCAATCGCTGGACTTCCGGCTCCAAACGTGGAAGACCCTGAGATAGTTGAGACAACAGGAGAGGCGGACGATGGCTGAAAAATTCATCAAGGCGACTGAGGTGCGATTGGTTCAGCCTGCAAAGGGCGGCGATGACCGGATGACCTCCGATTGGAGCGACCGCAATACACACGACCTCGTGGTTTTCCCTGACACTGGTATCGCCAGGGGAGTTATGCCCAACGGCAAGGTTCGCATCGCCAAGTTCGCATCGGCGGACGTTGATGAGGAATCTCAGCGCGCATGGGAAAAGGGGCGCTTTGAGTGCTCGATTTGCAATCAGTCGTTCGAAAACACGCAAGCGCTTGGAAGTCACAAGCAGAAGAAGCATCAGTCATGATGAAACCAATGGGGAAAATACAGCTCGACAAGTGGAAGGCTCTGCGAGACGACGCTGAGAACGAGATTGCGAACTGTCCCGAGACAGACTCGGACTATCTAGAGGTGGCCGTATACTACGAGCGTGTGATGAGTGCATGCGAACGGGTTGTTAGGTTTGCCCGAAAGAAGGGCATGATAAAGCACATGCCAATCAGCCCGATGTGCGTCAGCAGTAATAGACTAAAACGAATGATTGACTATGAGCTACTGAACTCTGAAATATCAGAAAATGTTGCTTTACTATTCAAGCGTATAACCGGGCTATGAAAATCATCCGATACAGCAAACCGCTTAGCGCTCGCTACTCGCTGTCATGCTTGATTGTGATGTGCCCGTGGATTCTCGACGAGTTCACATCAAGCAGTCGGGAAGAACAACACCGTACCTATCGAGTGAATCCTGTTCGGTGGTAAACGCAATTGCTTCCAGTTGCTCTTGCGCGTCAAGACGCTTCTCAATCGGCCGTTCTTCGTGCGAGTAGTGCGACGCCTTGCGCCACCCGTACAATGAGGCGTCGCAAGAGTGGTTTCGCATGCCTGGCATTTCCTCGAGTCGCTGCCCGTTTTTCCAGAGTAGTTTTCCAGACTCGTCAATCCACGTCGCGCATCCGGACTTGACAATGCGCACCATTCCGTTTGCGATGGCGCCGTCGAACAGTTCGATGTATCCGCGCTTGTTCTGCTTCTCTGCATACTCGACCGGAATCGCAAAGTACTTGCGGAACTCCTCCAGATAGCCCTTTCCGAGCCCTCCGTAGTCCCCCACGATTGAGGCGAAGTGGTAGACCGAATCTAGTCCTCGGATATGCAAAGCGAGGTCACGGGGCGTGTTTAGCCCCTCTGGTTCGCTCGTCGACAGAAGGTAGATTTCTGGCCTGTACTTGCTCACGGCATAGATGGCGAATGCACAGTTGTCCGACGCTCCAATGTCGAACGCCAGGACGTAGCTCCAGTCCTCGCCCGGTGGCAGCGAGTCAACGAACAGCGCGGAGCCCGCATTGGGATAGACAAGCCCGCTCGAATCCTGAATCCACCATCCTTCTTTGAGCTGCTTCCGTTTGATTGGTGTGAGCTGCTCAAGGGACCGCTCGTAGTCGGACCAGTCCAGTCCAGGATTGTCCTCAGCGTGGGCAGGCAGGAACACACGGTCTACCATGCCAAGCGCGTTCCTGTGCACAACTGGCGGGCTTCCCGGAGGGAATGGCGCATCGGTACGTATCCCATAGCGCTCAACCGTGAAGTCGTGCCCAATGCTTCCCGGGTTTGTCGCTCCACGCATGCGCAGCGGGAAGTTCTTTGGGAATGATTCCGTGCGTCTGATTCGGGAGAACATGTAGGTGATCCAATCGCCGGGGAAATGAGTTTGCTCGTCCCATCCGACAAATTGGTACGCCCCGCCCTGGTAGTTTTCCAGGTCACCCACGCAGTCCATGTAACCGAATCCAATCGTTGCGCCCGATGGGAAATGCCAGCACATTTCCTCGTGAGACCACCTGGCAGGCGTTTTTGACCACCAGCGGCGGGCCCGGTCCATGAGTGCATCGGGCTTGATGAGGTCTTTGTAGGTGCGCCGGAAAAGTATCGCCCGGTAGCCGGGGATTTCGATTCCTTGGGCGGCCGCCATCAGTAGCGCGTCGGATTTTCCGCATCCTGCGGAGCCTCCATAGAGCGCCTCTCGGCAGGACAGCGAAAGGAAAAGAGCCTGTTTGTGGCTCGGTTTGTGCGGAATCCATTGGTGTTCGGCGGGCAGCTGAAGCGACACGCTCACAGTGTACAGCATAGCCTCAGACCGGCCAGGGTGGTTGCTATATCAACCGTCTTGCTATCGTATCAACAATGCAGTCGGTCAGTGTTTTCTCGGTTGCTTCTTCCCTCGACAGGCTAGGCCTGACCGACCGCGTTCGTAGCATCGATACGGATAGCGGTAGAGTGACAGTGGTTCTGGACTTCGAACCCGAACCAATTGACGGTCCCACGCCAGATGTTTCGGTTATCCCTGAAGAGCGGCTCGTCATGCGCGAGCGACTTCGCGACGCATTCCCCGGCGCCTCAATCCCTGAGGGCGACTAATGCCCGACCTGGCCACAGACGTTGAATGGTTCGAGCGCAAGGGAAACGCGGATGCTCTCTGGCGTCGCTACGAGGAAATCCGCGGCCAGTCACGTCAGCGCAATGACCTGAATCGGTTTTATTGCTCCCTCTACCACGACCGGGCCTACCAGGGATTTGGCGCAACCGAGAACATCGCGGAGCTTTTTATCGATGGAATGCGTGAGAAGCTAAACGAAAATGTCATCGCGCAAATCATTGGAACGCTAAGCGCGAAGCTCGCTAAGAACAAGCCGAAACCCACGGTGCTGACCGATGGCGGCGACTGGGCTTTGCAGCAACGCGCTAAGAAATACGACAAGTTTATTTGGGGCGTGATGCGTCGTTCTCGGGTTTACGCATTACAGCGCGCCAGCGACTTGCACATGCTAATCACGGGTACCGGTGCAATCTATTGCGGCTCGCGCAATGGTCAGATTTACTGCGAGGCAGTGCCGCCTTGGGAGCTATTCGTTGATTCGTCCGAAGCTCGCTACGGTACTCCGCGCTCTATTTATCGACGGCAATTCGTCGACCGCCGATTGCTTCAGAGGCTCTACACCAAGTCACGCCACGACATCGAGCGGGCTCACGCGTCAACGTCAAGCGATGTTTTCGGCGTTCAGGGTTCTGTTAGCTCTGACATGATTGAGGTCGTTACCGGGTGGCGTCTACCAAGCTTCGAGGGCTCGGGTGACGGTCGTGTCATCGTGATGATTGAAGGGACGGAGCTTGACTCTGCGCCTTGGGAGCGTGAGCGTTTCCCGTTCGCTTTCTCGCGTGACCAGTTGGCGCCCGAGGGATTTTGGGGAATAGGTCGCGTTGCGTTACTTGTCGGCATGCAGATGGAGCTGAACCAGACGCTAACCAAGCGCCAGGAAGCTCTGCGCATGCTCGGTGCTCCTTTTATCGCGGTCGAGGAAGGAAGCTCGGTTGTCCTCTCGCACCTTACCAATGCGATTGCGCGCATCATCAAGTACAAAGGAACTCCTCCCACTGTCGTCGCCCCGAGCGTTATCAGTCCAGAGACTTTCCAGCACTCCGACCGCGTGAAGTCGTCGATGTTCTCATCGTCTCGCGTCTCCGAGATGGCCGCAACGTCGATGAAGCCAGCCGGGCTGAACAGTGGCAAGGCGCTGCGGGCTTACGCGGACATGCAAGACGACGGAATGTACGACGTTTTAGTGCGTCGCGAGGACCAAATTCTTGAACTTGGGGAGCTAATTCTTGACGAAGCCGAAGCCCTTGACGCAACGGGAGAGCATGACATTGGCGCTGTCTACGTTGGACCGTTCGGCACCGAGCGCATTGACTTCGCGGACTGCAAAATGGACCGCGACTCGTTCGTCCTTAGCGTGCAGCCAACTTCGAGCCTTTCTACGACTCTAGCTGGTCGCCTTGAAGACCTAAGCGACATGAGGGAACTGGGGATTGTGACCGACCCGGCCGAAATGCAGGAACTCTTGCAGCTCCCGGATTTGAATACTGCCGCTGCTCGTCGGAACTCCATGCGCGAGCTGCTTTTGCAGGTGCTCGAAGTTGAAACCCTAGACAAGGGCAACGTGATTACTCCCGAGCCGTCATGGGACCTAGAGCTAGCGATGAAGCTATGCGTCCAGACCCGATTGCGCGCTCAACTGTCCCGCGCTCCCGCCGACAGAATAGAGCTCCTGCGCATCTTCGAGAGCAAGGCAATCTGGTACCTAAACGGTTCCGGAAACCCTCCACCGCCCGAACCAGCCGCGCCCGCACCGGGTCCGGTTGTGCCAGTCGACCCTAACCAATTACCGCCGCAATCGGGCGCAGAAATGCTCCCTGAAATGGCCCCTAACCTCGGTGGGCAACCGGGAGCTGTACCAATGCAATGACAATCGAAGCCCAAGTAGCAACCGAGTCCACAGCAACGCTATCCCCAGAGGACAACGCGATTGCGTTTGTTGAGTCGGTCGCAAAAGGAGAGCCGACGGAGCAAACTCCGGAAGCTGACGCGACGAGCGAAGCCGCCAAAACGCCGGAAGTTGTCGACCCGAAAGCGGAGATTACGAGCGAACGGCAAAAGCTTTTGGAGCTTAGCGCAAAAACCAACCAGCAACATCAGGCCCTGACGCGCCGAACCGCGAAGCTCGAAGAACGGGAACGCGATACCGCAGCGCGCGAAGCGGAACTGGAAAAGCTGAGCACTCCCGAGGAAATCGTCTCTTATCTGGTCCGGAAGCGCGGAATCTCAGAAAATGAGGCTTGGGATAACATTGTCCAGCGCATCCAAAACAATGGGAAGCGAACACCCGAGAGTGAAACAGCCGAAAGGCTAGCGAGACTTGAGCGCGAGCGTGAATCGGAGAAGTCCGAAGTCAAGCGTCAGCAAGAGGCGCGAGAAGCAGCGGAAGCCAAGAAACGCGAGCGAGAACTCAAGTCGCAATGGAGTGAATCCGCAGCCGAACTGGCAAAGGAGACCCCTGACAAGTGGCCCACGTTGGCCGCTCAACAGCCCATCCTGGTCAGCTCCGCAGCGCTGCGAGTGCTTGAGCAGTACTACGAGGAAACCGGGATTGTGGCGACGAAAGACCAGGTCCTTGATTACCTCGAAAAACAAGCGGCCCCACCGGCACCAGCCCCCAAGGTTGCAACCGCTCCGACGGCGGAAAAGCGTCGTGCTGAACCAATCAAAACCCCCAACAACCTTGACGCGTCCAGTGCGGAAGCACCGCGCGTATTGACGGAGCAAGAGCGAGTAGAGGCCGCGACGCGGTGGCTCGAATCGCAAATGCAGTAGGTGAACAATGGCAACCGCATTTTCAGTAGCAAACGTAGCAGAAATCTTCAAGCGGCTTTACCCAGATGGCGTAGAGCATCTCGTTATCGATGAATCTCCCGTGCTGGGCTTGGTTCAAAAGAACTCCAAGGCATTCAAGGGATTCAGCGGTTCCGGAAAGGAACTCGCATGGCGCGTCGCAAACGGTGGACAGGCTTCGGGCGCATTCGCTACGGCGCAGTCCAACGCTGGGGTGTCGACCATCAAAAAGCCTTTCATTACGCGCGGCCGTCTCTATGACGTTCGTCAGCTCATGCACGAGGACATGGAGGCTTCTCGCGATTCAGCGGGCGCCCTTGTCACTCTGGTGAAAGAGGCCACGAACACTGCGATGCAGAATCTGAAGCGCCGAGCTGGCAGCATCATCCTTGGTGATGGCTCCGGAGCAATCGGTCAGATTTCGGCAGGGTCAACGGTTGGTTCAACGAGTATCACGCTGAACGACATTAGTTCGGTGGTGAACTTCTTCCCCGGTCAACGCCTGCAAGCGTTCGCAACTGTGGTCGGTGGGCTTCGCTCCGCTGGTGCGGTAGTTACCATCACGGGCGTCAATGAGGATACCGGGGTGCTCACGAGCGCATCGAACTTCTCGGCGCAGATTGCAGCAATTGCGGCGTCGGATTTCCTGGTTCCTGAAGGCGACTTTTCGGCAGTACCGCAGGGCATGTTCGGTTGGAACCCTACAACGGCTCCAGTCGGTGGAGATTCATTCTTTGGCATCGACCGGTCTACTTACCAAGTTGCTATGTCTGGTGGGCGCTATGCTCCTACGTCGGGTTCTATCGACGAAATCATCAAGGACGCAATGGCCCGTCACGCGCGCCAAGGTGGACACCATGACTCGCTTATCCTCAACCCAGACGATTGGTCGGACCTCGAAAAGCAGTCCAACAACTGGCAGCGTATCAACAAAAACGCGGTCGGCTCGGACGGGAATCAAATCGCGAGCATCGGTTTCAATGCACTAGTCATGAACGGACCGATTGGCGCGGTGAACGTCTACAGCGACCCCTACATGGGACGAAAAAAGGCCAAGCTCACCAAGCTTTCGAGCTGGGAAATCTGGTCACTCGGCGAAATGTTCCGCCTGCTCACTGCTGGCGCAAACTCCGAGGGTATGGTTCGCAACGCCACGTCCGATGGTTCGGAGCTTCGGTTCGGCGGGTACTGGAACCTGGTTCTGCGCATTCCGCGCGACTCCATGGACATTGTTATCCCCTAACCCATAGCGCCCGGGACTAACCCTCCCGGGCATCCTCAAACGAAAGGGCAAAACAATGCCAGGCGCAAACGGAACATACCAGGATAGCAAGACCACGAAGCGAGGGAGAATCTTAATCGCTGGGCGCTTTACGACCGCTGGCGTAGGTGTACCAACGTCGCAAATCGGAGATTGCAAGGGAGTCACAACCCGAACGGGAGTTGGTGTATTCAACGTCACTTTGCCCAAGAAATTCAGCGAGTGCGAGAGTCTTGTGGTCGGAGTGTCGAACGAATCGACCGACGATAAGATTCCTTGCCGTTACAACTACACCCCGGCAACGGGGGTGGTTGATGTGACTGTCATGGACGCATCGGCCGTTGCCGCAACCGAAACCACCGGTATGATTGTCAACGTGATTGCTGTCTTCAACTCACGGAGCACATAAACGTGGCACTCAGTCCAATCATGGAGGCGCATCTTGACGCAATCGAGGATGCGCTCGGTACCAAAATCAAGAACCGTCCGGAGTTCGTTTCTGCGTTCAACGGACTGGTGTCTTGCTGTGGAGGTGAACCCGATGAAGATGACAGCGGAGAGATGGAAGGCGACGCGATGAAATCAGCGCCCGACATTGCTCTTGTTCTAGGGAAAAAGGCAAAGCCGTGAATAGAGAGGACCTCCGACTGGCGATTCGACAGCGAGCCGATATGGTTGGTTCGTTGTTCGTCACCGATGATGAAATCGACGCGATGATTGATTCGTCAGTCGGGGACCTTTACGACATTCTAGCCCAGCAATTCGGCGACGAATACTGGTCGACCATTACATGGTTGCAAGTCAACGGAACTGGTGACCCGTCGATTGCTTGGCCTTGCCTTCAGTTGACGCAAAACGGATTCGTGGTTGACACGGGGCCAGATAATGGGATTGGTACGCTATTCCCGTTGCCCGCGGACTTCACGCGCTTGACCCGTGTCCAGTTCTTCAAGGGGACAATCACGCGCCAAAACGTGAACGTTGGCATTTCACAGCTGAGCTCGCAGCTAAGCGAAGTGCAGCCGGCTCCAAATTGGCAGCTGACCGCACCAGACAAGACCGCATATCCGATTCACCGCATCGACACCGCGGGGCAGATTTTCGATTACACCCCGAAAGACTGGCTGCAAACGCATGTGGCCTATCGCTTGCGCCACTCGGCGACTGCTCAGCTTCGAATGAGCACGGTTGGCACGCAGGGAGTCATTTACCAATCGTTGCCGGTCATTGATACGTGGATTGAGTTCCTGCCGGTTCCCACTGGACAGTATGCGGTGCAAATCGAGTACGTCCCAAAGGCGCAACTGATTCCGAATCATCCATTCCCCGAGTACATTATTTTCGACTGCGCGGCTCTATGCCTGGAAAAGCAAAGGTCAGACAGCTCAACCCTTCGAGCGCTACAAGACCGAGTAAAAGCGCGAATCTCGCAGTCCGCTCGAACCGTTGACGCCGCTAACGCTCCGATGGTTGGCGACGTTTACGGACGCAATAGACTGCCTGGTTCGCGAGGCGGGTGGCCATGGTAACGGTCAATCGTCGCCCAGTTGGGCTATCCGCGGTCAAACCGATTCACTCGGACCTCGACGAGGTTGGTGACCTTGGTCGTCAGATGGCTGACGTTCAGCGGAACTCCAATCCTTTCGGGCAAGGCGTGCCGCTAACGCTCAACTTCGCGGCCGCCAACACGCTGAAGGTGGTTCACAAGCTGGGACGCATCCCAAATGGTTTTATCGTGACGCGCGTCTTTCACCCGAGTGCGACCATCGCGCCGCTGATCGAAAGGAACAGGGACAGCAAAACCATTTCGCTCTACTGCGCGGTTGCCTGCAACTTCGAAATCTGGGTTTTCTGATGCCTCTAATCCCTCAGCGTACAAGCTTTCCAGCGACCGCAGGTCAAGACCAGTCGATTGCGGCTGAACTTATCGACCCTCCGGTACTGACGAGAGCGCATAATTGCGTATACACGCGCCAGGGGGAGCTGACGAAGCGTCGCGGTTGGACCACGGACACGCTTTCGGCGGTCGGTTCTGGCGTTCTTCTGCAGCCGGAGCGCCTAATCAAGTCGGGCGATGAGCTACTTTGGGTTGGTGAGCAGCTGACAAATGAGAACGGGCAGAACGCCCGTCAACCATTGAGCGTCGCTTCGCGCATCTTGGCCGAAAGCGCCGAGCTTGGCTCGCCTAACCCGTGGCATCCCAAAGGGCGCGTTCCTCGATTCAACATCCGCCGGTTCTGTGAGATTTCTCACAACGTAGCCGGCGGTCGAATCGGTGCGATTGACACCGCTATAGCTGGCGACTCCGTAGCGGGCAGCAAAGGGGTCGTGTGCATCGTTTGGGCATACGACGGGTCAACCCTATCGACCAACACTCAGCGCATTGACTGCGCCGTTGTGGACGTTGCAACGGGCAAGCAAATCTACCAGGGGACGCTGGCTACCGGGGCGTCAATCTGCCCAACGGAATTGCAGCTACGCGTTGTTTCGATGAAGCACCAGGACGGCTCCTGGTATTTCCACGTATTTTATACCACCGGGCAGATGACGCTTAACACGGCGACGCTGAAATATGTCCGTTGTGCGGCGTACAATCCGACAGTGTGGACCGCTCCAGCAACGTTCGCTCTCAACGTTGGGGCTTGGGACATTTGCACAACCACTAACCCTAACATTGTTCCAGGGTTCACGACCACTCCGCGACTATTCATGGCAGTCGGGTCAAATGCATCATCTACCATAACGGCTTATGTTTGGACAGGTGACATTTCCGGATCATTAACAAGCCCCGCAAGCGCGGTATTTACGGACCCGGACGGTGGCACGCCTTACCAATTCAACGTTGCGTGTGCTTGTGACCCCGACGGCTCCCGTTTTTCCGTGCTGACATCGTTCAATACTTCGGGCGGGACAATCTTCTGGATTCAGTGGCCATTTGCATCGGTCACGAACGTTTTTGGGGTGATCCATTGGGCTAACGTTTCCTCGGATAATTCGACCTACGCGACCCGCCACGGTTTGCAGATTGGCTGGGCCGGCACGTCAAACCCAAGTGGTGTTTTCCATGCGGACAACTGGTATTTTACCTGGGTTCCCGCCGGGCAATGGTTCATGGATTTCGTCAACGCCAATACAACCGGCGGAACAATGGGGACCGGTCCGATTGGCTCTTGCGGCGCCTGGGTTCCGTGGGCAAGGCCGTTCTGTTATCGCGGTCAACCCTACACGATTGGCGCTCGCGGGGCGTCGAACGATGCTGTAATGGCTGAGGTGTTGGCGTTGCAACAGCCCCAGGGGACCGGAGGGGGTGACCCGGTAGTGATTGGCCCCAATGTTGAGGGGCGATTACTCTCGGGGGAGATTCAATTCCAGACCTTCGGTGACTGGTGCCGCTGCTTCGGGCGTAATTCGGTCGTGGAAAGCCGATACGAGCCGGGGCGTTTATTTGGAGCGTTCGGTATTGCGACGCTTGACAGCCAAACGGGCAAGGTTGCCCTAATGGAGTTCAGCGCCATCGACGCGCAGCGCCACAACTGGTGCGAGGTTGGCGGTGGAACCGCCATCGCGAGCGGTCTGCCATGGCTGATTGACGGCTACCAGGGGCACGAAATCGGGTTCCCTCATCGTCCGCAATGTAGCCTAGGAACAGGCGGTGAAATTAAGGCCGTTCCAATTTCGGTTGGCGCATCTACCGGTCTAGCCGTTGGTAACTACTCGGTCGCAATGACGTGGGAGGCTGTTGACTCGCTAGGGCGAGTTTCGCGTTCCGCTCCGAGCACAGCGTCCGTAGTGATATCCGGACCAAACCTAAGCATCGCTGTCACCTACGCGACACTGGGCCCGTCCTCACACGGATACCGAGCCGCTCCGGTGCTTTATCTGTCGAATGACGGCGGGATTACATTCATACGCTCGAAGCAAACAGCTCTCAACTATGATCCGCTGTCATCGACGAATATCACATTCACCGTTGACCAGACGCTCGTTTTCTTAGTTGGCGCCCCAACGCTCTACACTTCTGGCGGCATACTCGAAAATATCGGGCCTCCGGCAATGCGTTTTTGCTGCGAATGGCAAGCGCGACTATGGATGGCGAATGACCGAGACGTTTGGTTCTCGCGAGAG